CGGGGGCGGCGGCAAATTGGGCGACGAGAGGGGCGGGGGCAGGGGCGGCGGCGGCGATGGCGGCGGCGGGGGCGGCGGCAAATCGGGCGACGAGATGGGCGGGGGCGGTGGAGGCGGCGGCAGCAGAGGCGGTGGAGGTGCGGGCAATGGAGGCGGCGGGGTGGGCAGCGGCGGTGGCTAGGTCGGCGACGTGGGCGGTGCGGGTGGCGAGGGCGGCTGCGGGGGAGGCGGAGGCGTGGGCAAATTTTGATCCGTGCAAATTGCTTGAGCGTCTGATCAAAATTGACAACAATGCACAGAGGGCGGCATGAATGAGCGCCCGATCCTTTTCAGCTCGCCGATGGTGCGGGCCTTGCTGGATGGCAGCAAGACGCAGACGCGGCGGATAATGAAGCCCCAGCCGTCTTTAGGGCAAGACTTCGGCGGCCGTGTGCTTTGCCCCTACGGCCAACCCGGCGACCGGCTGTGGGTGCGCGAGGCGTTTAGCGGCCCGCGCCATCAGGAGCACCACCCGCCGCGAGACTGGCACAGCACGGACGAGATCCACTATTGGGCTGACGGCTGCCCAAGCTGCAACGACTGGACAAAGCCGCGCCCCGGCATGTTCATGCCCCGCTGGGCCAGCCGCATCACGCTGGAAATCACCGGCGTGCGCGTGGAGCGGCTGGTGGACATCAGTGAAGACGATGCGCGGGCAGAGGGGATCACAGATGGCGGGTGTCTAAATTGCGGGGAATCTGAAACCAACTGCGGCTGCATCAACCCGCAGCCTGACGCCCGCGACTCGTTTATTTATCTGTGGGAGTCCATCAATGGCCCCGGATCATGGGCAGCCAACCCGTGGGTTTGGGTGGTCGAGTTCAGGCGTGTGGGATAGGGTAAGGGGGGACAAAATCCGCCACCGGATCGGCGAGTTGTAAAATAATTAAATTATTTTGGAAAAAAGTGTTGACAGGTCAAAATTAGGCGCATATAGTACACACATTGGCTCAACGTGAGCCGCCTGGCAAAACCCCCCTCGGAGAAAGCAATGAGCACCCACCAAACCCTACGCGCGCAGGTCACCGACACCAACCATTGCCCGCGCGGCGTGATGGCCATCGAGGCTGATTTCGATCACCTCGGGCCATACCGCGTGCAGCACGGCGGCAGCACTTACTGGTTCACTGGTAAGTCCGGGACGCATTGCGCCAGCGGCGTGGCCACCCGCGAAATGGCAACCGATGACGATGCCCGGCTGTGGATCACCCTGGGCGGCACCGCCATCTGGGAGGACTGAGGATGATGGATCACACGCACACAGTCGCAGTGGAAGCGGCAGTGGAAGTCGCAGTGGAAGTCGCAGTAAAGTCGCAGTGGAAGCGGCAGTGGAAGCGGCAGTGGAAGTCGCAGTAAAGTCGCAGTGGAAGCGGCAGTGGAAGTCGCAGTAAAGTCGCAGTGGAAGTCGCAGTAAAGTCGCAGTGGAAGCGGCAGTGGAAGTCGCAGTGGAAGTCGCAGTGGAAGCGGCAGTGGAAGTCGCAGTGGAAGTCGCAGTGGAAGTCGCAGTGGAAGTCGCAGTGGAAGCGGCAGTGGAAGTCGCAGTAAAGTCGCAGTGGAAGCGGCAGTGGAAAGGATGTTGCACGGCATCACGAAAGGCCAGCCATGACCAAGCCCTCCAAGTGCAAGGTATTTGCCTGCGCCCTCACGGCCCTGCAAAACTGGTATCACATGGGAAATTGACGGATGAAAGTTGAAATAGGAAACGCCACCCTGTACCTAGGCGATTGCATGGACATTTTGCCGACACTGGCGAAGGTGAATGCGGTGATTACTGACCCGCCTTATGGCAAGGTGAAAGGCGACTTTGACGAAGAGTGGACGAATCGGCACCGGATGCTGCCAGACGTTGAGCGCTGGATTGATGCTATAGTCCCCACTATGCAGTTTAATGCAACGCTGTGGTGGTTTGCCTGGCCATCGCTTGCCGGCCGGATTGAGGAGCGCATTGCGCAGCGGCTGAATGTGCTCTCTCATATCGTCTGGGTAAAACCAACAGCAACGGGTCAGAAGTGCAGAAAAGAAGCGCTTCGCGCCCCAATGCCCGTGACTGAGCGTATTTTGATGGCCGAGCATTACGGGGCCGACCGCCGGGCGCTTGGCGAAACAGGTTATGCGGCCAAATGCGACGAGCTGCGCGGTTTTGTGTTCGAGCCGCTGCGGGCTTACTTGGCTGGCGAATGGCAGCGCGCAGGCTTAACGAAAAAGGACGCCGACAAAGCAACAGGCAGCCAAATGGCGGGGCATTGGTTTACACAGGTTCAGTGGACGCTGCCGACGCGGGAAAAGTACGAGCAGCTCCGAGCGTACGCAAATGCAAATGGTGGCGAATACCTGCACCGCGAATACGAATACCTGCACCGCGAATACGAATACCTGCGCCGCGAATACGAAGACCTGCACCGCGAATACGAATACCTGCGCCGCGAATACGAAGACCTGCGCCGCTTTTTTGATTGCCGATCTGGTGACCAATTCTCCGATGTCTGGCACTTTGCAGCGCCCACCTTCAACCACGGCCACCCAACAGAAAAGCCAGTCCGCCTAATGTCTTACATCGTCCGGCTGTCAGTGCGCGAAAACAGAACCGTCCTCGACCCCTTCATGGGCAGTGGCACCACAGGTGTGGCAGCCATTCAGCTTGGCCGCAAATTTATCGGCATCGAGCGTGAGCCAAAATATTTCGACATCGCTTGCCAACGCATCGAGCAAGCCGTGGCTCAAGGCCAGTTGTTTGAGCCTGAGCAGACAAAGCGAGTGCAGGAGCAATTGCTGTGAGGGTAGGGGGACAAAATCCTTTAGGCCAACTGCCGGGAGACCGTAGAGTTTACCCAAAAAACGCACGCGCAAATTTTGACCCCTGGGGGTCGGAAATGTGTTAACATTAAGCGACACTTTTTGCAAACGGAAAAAATCATGGCAATTAGAGGGCCAAAACCTAAGCCGGTCGCCCTAAAAATCCTCGAGGGCAACCGCAGCCGCCGACCGATTGACCCGGCGGGAACGCTGCGCCCTGACGCTGGTGCGCCGGACGCGCCGGATTGGCTACACCCGCTGGCGCGAGTCGCGTGGGGCCGGCTCGCAAACGAGCTATGTCAGTACGGCGTGCTGACGCGACTCGACCGCGATGCGCTCGCTGCACTTTGCCAGACCGTGGCGCGAGTAGAAATTTTAGAAAAGTTTTTTGTGGAAAAATCCGCAGAGCTTGGCGACCCGGTGGCAATCTATTTTGACATCACTCCAAACGGTCTGACTGTGCAGTCGGCCTACTACCAGGTGTTAAAACGCGAGCAGGAGCACCTGCACAAACAACTGGAGTGTTTTGGCCTGCGTCCAGACGCTCGTAGTCGCGTCTCGATTGCCGCGCCCGTCCGCGCCAATCTGCAATCGGTGGCGGGAGCAGGGCAGCCGGAGACGGGTGCCGGGTTTGCGGATTTTGACTAAAAAAATCAAATTGTCAAAAAAAACTAAAAAAAAAACGTATTTTGAGCAGGCGCTAGAATACGCTCACGCCGTGACCGATGGCCACATTGTGGCTGGCCTATACGAGCGGCTGGCCTGTAAGCGGTTTTTGAGCGATTTAGACCGCCAAAACACGCCCGATTTTCCGTACCGATTCGACGAAGCAGCGGGCGGGCGCGAATGCCGATTTGTCGAGCTACTCCCCCACATCAAAGGGGAGTGGGCGCGGCCTAAATTTATTGATGGTCGCCTACAATACGCAAAAATCAAATTGGAGCCGTGGCAGATTTTTGCCGAGATTCAAATTTTTGGCTGGCTGCATGTTGACACCGGACTGCGCCGATTTCGGCGATCCTATGAGGAGGTCGCTCGAAAAAACGCAAAATCAACTCGCGTTGCAGCGCGTGATTTATTTTTGCTCACAGCGGACAACGAGCCGGGCTCGCAGGTGTACAACGCCGCGACGACTGGCGAGCAGGCCAGAGAGGTTTTTGACGTGGCGCGCAACATGGCTCTACGC